CCGCCCTGTGCGCTTTAACAAAAGTTCGAGGGTTGGTCTTGGAAATAAAAGCCCAAGCCATAGCCCGCCCATGCCACATATTAAGAACCCCGGCGCAACCCATCGGCTTGCCGTCCTCAATCGCGGTGTAGCTTGGAAATTCCTCAAGTCCTTTTCCTTGCTCCAACGTCACCCAATTACTTAGGTGCGCTTGCATATCCTGTAATTTGATTACGGCTAAATGTTCCGCTCTGAAGGGTATTATTTCAAACATCACGACCTGTCCTGTGTTTCCATTTGCGGCATTATTGCCTCAATGATAACAGGAAACGGTTGGGTCTGCCTGTAAAAAATGTGGTTGTCACTATTGTACTCGCCGTCCCAATCTAACTCATGGTCGCCTGTGAAGTGCGGAACGGCGGTGTCCATAGCGTCACCGCCCTCTCTCAGCACCATCTCATCTAAGTTGCTGGTGTCTGGCCCTATGAAGCCGCCTAACGTGGTCAGGAAGCGTATAATGACGCGGTGCATACGGTTGAACTTGCCTTGGCTGGTTCCGTCCCGTGCGCCTACGTCGAAGCGTAGCGTCTCAAAATCTGAGGTGTAGGCCAAACCGACATGAGCCTTTGAAGCGGAACGGTCAAGAGTGATAGCACCAGAGGTGACAGTCTTGTCGGCGTGAGCCGCGCCCTCTGCGAGAACTTGAACCGTTTGACCCTCAAGGTGGTCAAGCCCTGAGATGGTCGTGGACCGTTCCCTCATCTTACCGTCAGACACATACGCCGTGAACGCTGAACTGTCGATAGCAGAGCGTATATCCCCACCGCTGGTATAGGCGGTGAACCCTGTCCCGTTGATACCGGATAATTCAAAAGTGTCCGTGGTCTTGTTGGCAACGGTGTAGCCATTACCGTTCAACTCGACCATGCCAGCAACACCAAAAATACCAATCTCGTCGGTGTCCGACAGACCGTGCGCGGCGGCGGTAATGACCACCGGGTTCGCCGCTGTCGCGGCTGATATGGTCGCGGAATTTTTTGTGTTGCTGAATAACTCAAGGGTGTTCGCTGTCACCTCGCCAGCAATATACGCAATGCCGTTCAACTCCGTCATACCATTAACCTCTTGGATGCGTATGTCGTCACCATCATCGACGTTGTGCGCTGTTGACGTTATGACACACGGGTCGGCGGCTGTGGCGGCGGTGATCGTTAAAGGTACGTCGAGGCTCAAACCGCTATCAAGAAAAAAGGCGTCCTCTTGGTCGTTGCCTTCCTCCCAATGGGGCTTCAGATATTCAATATAGCGACGGGTCGCGCCGTTAATGTATCGTTGCACGACCATATAAAGTTCATCAGCCGTGCCGTTTGTGTTCGGTATAACCGCCACACTCTCAACTTTAGCTTGGGTGGTCCCGGCATCACTTTGACCCCCGACAATGTGCCGGGACCATCCTACGACCTTTTGGTCGCGTTCGTATGTCAGACACAATAATGTGCCATCAGTAATCGGTATCCAAACAAGGCTTTGGGGTTCCGCCTGATATGCCATCTCAACCATACCTGTGCGGCTAACGTGTTCCGCGACCAGCGTTAGATCAGGGGCGCGGAAACCATCATCTTCAAAAACATAGGCGAGTTCACGGACCTTACGCAAAGCCCGCTGGGTGAACAGCACGGCGCGGCCCGCCCGAATAGGTTGGACGTTCGCGCTACCATAAGCGGAAGACCGCTTACTCTGGACGTTTGATGGTGTGGTCACGCCGCCAGTATCGGACGGACGGAGCAACCACTCGCCGCCGACAGTACCGATCAACAGACCTTTCTCGTCATCAGCAATCCAACGGATTGCGTTGACCGTATCGGCGGACAGGTTGTTGGTGATGGCGTGGTCATCGACCACCGTGGCGTCAGGGTCGGTGGGCGCAAAGTTTTCAAAGTCACCTGTGCGACTGAGATCGACCCGTTGGGGTTCACTCGACCCACCGGCAAAACAAAGTCTATTTTGGTGGAACGTCACCGCGCCGGGGTAGCTGGTTGTGCCAGACCATGAACCAAGCCGCCAATTTGCCGTGGCTGTCGTTGCCGACGCATTAGGTCCGTCGATTGTTGCGGTGACATGGGTGGTGTCCGTGAACGCTGTGATGGTCAGAAATGTCCAATCACTCGCCGAGTCTTGCCAACGGATAAGTCTGCCTACATCCGTAGTTTTAAAACCATCCCCATCATTAATGCCGGTGGTGGCGGACGCTGTGACTGTGACTGAACCTGACGTACCAGATAGGGTTAATGTGGTCGTCTCAACATTGGTTCGTAAGTACGGACCATCAGAGAACGTCATGTCCGTGATCGTCCACGCCGTATCGGATGTCCGTGAAATCTTACGCGGTTTATATGAAGGGTGAACAATATAGAGAATGTCCGCACTCTGCGCGAACTTCAACTGAAATAAATCTGCCGTGGCGTAGGTGGTGGTCAACTCAACAGTTTGCGACGACACACCAGCGGACGAATACGCGGTGTACGCAGAGCCATCAACATTAACGCCGTCGATGTCCTGTAATTCATAAGTGTTAGCGGTGCTACTGGCGACAAGATAATACTTGCCGTTCAACTCCGTCATGCCAACAACTTCAGCTATGTATATTTCGTCGCCGTCCGAATACGGGTGTCCGGTATCCGTGATGACAACCGGGTCCGCTACGGTTGCGCCTGACACGGCAGAGGTGGATGAACGGATGACGCCGTTGTCTTTATAAAATCGGCAATACAGATTACCAAATTCGAGTATATAAGCCTGAGTGGTCGAAAACTCAAAGCGGACAACGCGGGTTGAAAGAGAACTGGTCTTGACCTCTTTCACAAAGGCTGTGCCGGGACGCCGTTCAACCGGACCCTGCACCAGAGGGAAGAAGTTTAAACAGGTCTTCAGACCCGTCTTATAACGGTCAACATCGGGACGCCCGTATAACAACGACGAGATTTCCCCACCGTTGAAGTTGTTTTGTATCGCAGATACTTTTGCCACTAAAGCCTCGCATTAACCCAAGTGTCCGTGGGTGGTGTTTGTGGTGGTCGCTCAAAGGCGTTCACCCGACGCGCCTCTTTCTGAGTTTCCTTATATTGTAGGCGGGCTTCCTCTTTCTTTTTGTTCGATTGCGTGACCTTCTCCGATACGTCCATAGCAATGCGGGCTATCAGAAGTTCCACAAACAAACTGTCAAAAGTTTCCTCATCCGTGACCTGTTTAATATAATTCAGTTTTATAGGTGAGGTGTGGTCGGTATGGACGAAACGCCCAAAGATTTCAAAATCATCTTGGGTGTCCGTCTTATTCGTGCCGTTTGTCGGCAGTATTCGCAGACAGTCAGAAGGGATGGCGTAGCGTTTCGCCGCGCCAAAAGAAGGGTCTGTACTATCCGCCGCCACCTGAACCTGCTCACGCGCAAAAGCCCACGGGTGCGAACGTAGTTCACTGTCGCGGGCTTGAGCATAGACCCGATTACACGCCCGTCCCGCTGTGCTGTCTTCAGACAACGCTGAGATGGACTTCGCGCCTACTCTTTGCAGAGCGAGGTTACAGATGCTTACCGCATCAGTCATGCCTCTCTCCTATTAAGAAGTTTCAAGCGTAATCGCGTCACTCACTAAGGCGGCGATAATATTCTGAAGCGTAACAACAGCGTCATGCTTGTTGGCGTCTTCATCAATAACGACACGAACACCGTTGGTCACTGTACCAGCGGCGGTATGGGTGATGTCCTTGACTTGAGCGTGCATAGCAACATCAATTTGGGAATTAGCCATCTTTGTCTCCTAGAAGAAATAGGGACGGCGTTTAAACCGCCCCCAAATCAGTTAGTCCACAACGTAGGTGCAAGTCAGCGAAATCGCGCCTGTACCATTTGCGCCAGCCAGTGAAACCGTGACGGGAACACCGTCTTGGTTTGCATCGGTGACGGTGTGCCGCCCTAACGCTTCCGTTAGAGCCGCCCCCGTTACGGCAATAGAAGTTGATGCCGCCGCCGCTTTGTATTCGTCCACATCAGCCGCGACAGCAGTGCCAGCGCGATTGGTGTGAGCCGCGTAACCTACGGACAAAGTGGTTCCCGCTCCCAAAGCGACGTGAGCCACTTCCATCGTCAAGATACGAGCATCGTCAGGCAAGTTGAACATATGAATGTCCGACTGTTCTGCCGCCGCAACGTAGTTGGCGTATGCGACCCGAACGCGACCCGCTTGTTCACGGGTGTTGATCTTGGTCTTAGGGCTGTTTTGATCCCACTTGGTTTTCTGGACGCTATATACTGTAGCCATGATTTAAGCCTCCGAGCAAGTGATTGCGACGACTTTTTCTTCTTCAACACGGGTGGCACCAAAAGTACCTTTAACGTAGACCTGAGTTGAATAAGATTTGTCGGCACGATCTGAAATCTGGACACCAATATCGTCCCAAATTCCAAGGTGAAGGCCAGATTGCGCCCAACAGATAGCTGTGCGGTCTGTACCAGAAAGTGCAAGACGCTGACTGTCGATGAAGTTGAAGCCCATGAAGGCTTTGATGCGACCATCAACCAAGACAGGCTTATTGGTAAAGTCGAGGCTAACAGCCTGAGTTTCACCTAAAAGATCGTCATGCTGTTGTGCGCCGATAGCGCAGAACATAGGTTCATTGTCCACATCAACTTCAGCGGCAATAAGCAACTGCATGGCTTCCCGTAGCTTGGCAACCGTCAGGCCACCAGCGGTGGTCGTGGCGGTTTGACCGGCGGGGAAAGCCGTTGAGGTGGTTCCGTCTTCGCCCGTCAGGGCCGTAGCCGTGGCGGCGGCGATGATAAGATCATCCATTGCACGACCAAGAGCCATTGCGCCGTTGATGGCGTATGGTGAGGTCGGGTCAGCGATGATACGGAGTTTGTCTTGATCGTCAATGAGGTCAGCCCATTCGTAATCGGTTGGGAATACCCATCTCTTATCTTGGGGTGTTTCAATAAGCGGAGTATCGGCATGGCGTGTGGTTTTGGCTTGCGCCGTTACCGCACCAAGCTGGTTGACAGCCGCACCACTTTTACCGTGGTAACTATCTTCCATTACTGCGCCACGAAACTTAGACCCCCGCTGTTGAAGCAGATGTTCAACAGTCGATTTATAGTCAATAATTGACCAATCTAAGATTTCATTTGACATTGGATAACCTTCCTTATGTCGGTTAAAACAAAAGCTGGAAGGCTTGTCCTAAAATTAGGGGCCACTACTGAGGCACTTTGGTCGGCCCTTGCGGGTTATCGACACCACCCTTTCGACATCTATTGATGCGCTCTATTCGGATACTGGCACAGAAGGTGTTTAAACGCAAGAGGGTTGCTTAGTCATCCACATACAGGCCGGTGATGACCGTCTTTCGCGGCCCTACTGGTGGAACTCGTTGTCGCCATTAGGTAATCCGATTTGCCGCTGACCAGACCGCCGACTTAAATTCTTCAAACCCCTGTTCAAACTCTTTCTTCTCGTCCGCGAACTCCCCTTTCTTTATGTCGAACGCGGCGCGTTCTTCAGCCAGCTTTTGTTTGGCTTTCTGAAGACGACCTTCATGGGCGTTGGCTTTTTGGGTTTCTTCCTGTGCGGCGAGAACCGTGGCTTCGTTTTCTCGCTCGACACTCTCAGCCACCTTAATGCGGGCTTTGGCGTCGGCAAGCAACTGCTTGGATTTATTCTCAACCGCCTGTGCATCTGCAATAATTTGGTCAGCTTTTTTGTTCGCGCTGGTAATCGCAGATTTAGCACCTTTTTCGGCTTTTGCTAACTGGGCGCGTTGGGCTTCGAACTTTTTGACATCCTTGACGAGTGTCAACGCATCTGTGCCTAACATCATTTCTTTCCTTTTCGTTTTCTCCGACTAAATGGTGAGGGTTTTTCATCTTGCACCACACCCTGTTTAAACGCAACAGTTCCCTCGTTGATAAACGTCTCAAATTCAGACGCGACGGACAAGACCTCTGTCTTGTCCGTCACGCCTCTCATTGAAACAGCCAGCTTTAAGGCTTCAAGCCTGACCTGTGTACTCACTAAACAACACCAGATTGCAGACGGGCCAGTGCCGCTTTCTTCTCAACCGCCGCTTTGTGACCGGGGTGGTTCTTATTAAGCCAAGCGTCCATGAACTCTTTGTTCATAGTCAAGTCGGCTAATTCCTGTTTAGCCTGTTCTGGCGTCTTGTGACCGGGGATAACACCCTCGCCCGTGTCAAAGTCGTGATCACCAATCTTGGTGTTTAAACCGTCCACGAATTTCATGGCCTCAACCGGACCCATAGCTTCGCGCAAACCGGTTAGGTGATCATCGGACAACCCAAGTTTATGAGCGGCTACGTCGATACCCGCGACCTTTAAGTCGAACGCCGCACCCCACTCTGTTCGTAAAGTGGCTTCGGCTTCAGCGGCAGAGACAGCCTGATTGTCGGCGTGGCCTTGCCCGATAGCGTCAATGTACGCCGCGTCAGCTTCAGCTAAACCTCTAAACTGTGCATCAGAGATACCAAGTTCATGCGCCGCGTTTCGCATCATATCAAGACGAGTGCTGTCCGTCTGGCCTTCCGGTAATTCAACAGAGTAACCATCAGCCGCGTCGGGACGACCTAACTTACCGTAAAATTCGTTTCTTTGATCTTGGGTGGCGTCATCACCTAACAGGGTGACTGTGCGCCCTGCCTTGTCAGCGCCCACCATCTTTTCTAGGTTGTGGTAACTGTTTACTACATTTTCAAAGTTCCCGTTTTGAAGCCCTTTTGCTTCTGCCCACGCTTTTGTGGACGGGTCTTGGATAGCTTCTATCCATGTTGGCGAAGGTTCCGTAGCTAGGGCTGAACCCGGTACGGCTGTTACTTCTGCGCTTGTCTCACCAGAGGGCGCGGCCTCTGGGTTGCCCGCCTCTGCGGACCCAGATACTTCGTTCATAACTTCTATTCTCCATTTGGATTAAAATACGCCTGAAGTTCATCTTCAGACAGTTTGAGGTGTTTTTGAATACGGAGCCACACCTCCCGGCGTCCTTGTAAAACTCCTTCGGCGCGGGGGTCTGGATTGAACGTACTCTCGTTCGCTCGACAGAAACGAGCGAGGTCCGTCAAGACCCGTTCAGCATAGACACCATTAAAAGTTTTTCGGTATGCCTGACCACGGGTGATGAGAAAATTTCTCACCTGTTCCGCTAATTGCACCACCGCCATTAACTCAAAGCCTTCATCACGCCAGCGGCGGCGGGTGCCGCCTCAAGCATTTGCTGTTGGGCTTGCTGTTGGGCGCGGCCTTCGCGCAATTCCTGAATAGCGGCGGGGCCACGCATCCATGACGCCGGGACCGCGTTGATCTCAGCTAATTGCTGATAGATGACATCACTGTCGAACTGATCAAGCACGGACAGGTCTTGTGTCGTGTTGGCGTAGGCTATCGCCGCCTCTAAGGTGCGAAGCCAACCGGACGCTTCCTCTGCCCGCTGTGACCGGGATAGTGGGCTGTCGTATTCGATCTCGAACTCACCACGCGCCTCAATCATAGCCTCTGGCATTTGCGGCAACATGCCTTGTTGCATCAGCACATCGACCTCACGCTCAATCATCGGCCCTAGAGCCTCAGACTGTTGGCGTCCCATCGTCGGGGATAACAGCGCACCTTTTTCACGGGCGCGTTCCAAAACTTCCGTCGCCGTCATTTGCGGCGTCTCGACTAAAATCTGAAAAAGGCTGACCAAGAAACCATCGTTGATGACTTGCCGCTCCATGTCCATCAACTCTTGACCAGCCGCCAAGTTGCCCACCGGGAGGGAGTGGACGAGCGGACGACCTTCGGCTGTGACACCACCGGGGTTCATTGAACCCGGCTTCATACTGAACGTGTCAATGATGCCGTCATCATGCGTCAGCATTATGGGCGAGACGGCACGATGCCCTTGTGTCAACAGTGTCTTTTTCTGTTCGTTCAGAACCTTGATCGACGGTAGTACGAACATGGCGGGTGAGCGCCCGTACTTCTCGCCCGGTCCAGTAACATACCGTGAAATCTGATAGGGGAAGGTATCGTAACCGCCCTCACTTAATTCATGCTGGCCCTTCACGCTGATATAAAAAGACGCGAAGCGTTTACCCTTGGCGTCGGCGCGGCCCGGTTCAACTTCATCTCGCGGACGAATACAATGAATAATATCGAACCGCTTATCCGGTTCTTTCTTCAAACACTGTGTCACCTCGTCGGGAACACTGGCCCACCGTCCGCTATCGACGCGCTGTTGCATCTGCCGTGCGGACAGCGAATATTTCCGGTACGCCGTATCGACGATACCTTGATGGTTCAGGTCGAATAAAATTTCTTTGATGTTGGTGGCGGCGTAACGCAGACCACCCAAGTCGTGATTGTCAACGTGCATGATGCCGGTGCCGAACGCGCCCAAGCCCATATAGACCTCATGCTGTTGGCTGGCGTAATTTGCTTTAGATGAATAGCGGTGTTTAAACAACATACTGGTTGCTTGCTCGAACCACAACTTCGTCTCACGGTCTGCGCCCAACACCGGGTCAGTCGGAACTAACCTGTGCCAGCGTTGCGTCCGTGGGGTGAGCATACTTTCCATAGCGGCGGCGAACCGTTCAAGTGCCAGACCCGCCGTGCTGTCGAGCATCTTTCCCGTGCGCTTCTCGCCCTTGGTCTGTTCAGACGTAGGCTTGAAAAACGTGTCAGAGTAGCGCGGTAAAATCCGGTCAGCAATTTCTGTCCAGTGTGTCTCCCAAGCACCCCGTTCCGCTTCCAACTTCTCAAAACGCTTGATAATCCCAGCGGCGGTTTTCGTCATGGCTTCTCACCTAACAAGAACACTGTCGGTTTCTTTTTATTAGCCGGGGAAGACCCAACCGTCGTGACCGTACCTTCCTCACTCAATGAAGTGGTTTCGCCCAACCTGTTTAAACCTATCGTGGCTTTTGCGCCCGACACATCTTTAGTGATCGCGTCTGCGCCCGCATCGGCCTTGGTGGATTTTTTTGCTTCCGGTTTTGGTAACGGCGCGAACGCCTTACCCCCGCCGCCAAATAGACCACCCATGTTAATTCCCCAAAAGTTTTTTGGTCGCTGTGTCTTCCGTTGACGAACTACCGGCCCGCTGTTCCGCTCGCCGTCTGCGCCTCAACACTTCAGACGGTGCTTCCGCTACCTCCGGTTTCGGTTCCGGTTCCGGTGCCGGGGGTGGTGCTTGCGGTGCGGGTGCTTGTTTGGGTTTATTGAATACTGCTTGAACTGCCCCCATTAATCTACTCCTTGACCGTTACGCGCATCTAATTAGAACCCAACAAGATTTTCTTCGTCTCGTTTTCTTCGTCTGCGCCTTTTGATAAAATGGTTTCTGATCGCCCCGTTGCCGCCGCTCTGCGTTGACGAGCGGCTAACGCTTCAGCCTGTACCTCTGCGTCTGAACGAGTAGGGGGTGGGGGTGGTGGAATTGGTGCGGGTTGTGAACCCCCACCGCCGAATAGACCGCCCATGCTAGTCTCCTATTGTTGCAACAAATGAAGCTACCACGAAAACCCTTTAAAACGCAAGGGAAGACAGTTTAAACACTATGTCGTAAATACATCATAGTCCACATCCTTCGCCACCCTACGCCGCCGCAAGTTTCGTGACGAGCGTGTATCCCGCCGATTTGTAATCTTTGAAAACGTCATCGCCAAGGCGTCGGCAAAATCTGGTGAGGCGTGTCCGCGTTTCTTCATCTTCTCTTTCGGCTCAAGTTTCAACTGACCCTTGAGCGTGAAGTCATACATCGGCGCACACAGATCGTCAGCTAGTTCTCTATCGTCTGGCAACTTGCCTGACGGCAACCAATCTCTCATGCGCCCCCACATCTCCGTCCTGTGGTTGGCGTACATATCCTTATCTTCCGCACCGCCGCCCGTCTTGACCTCAATAATCTTAAACTTGGCGTCCTTCAGAATATCCACGACCCCGCCGCCGACACCATCACCCTCGACGAACACCGCGTCGGGTTTATACCGCTCTATCGCTCTCGCCACATGCTCTGCCAATTCGACGATACTGC